TTGAGAACTGACGCATTTAAAGTCAGAGTGGGTCCTATTTTTAAATTGATAGAAGAAGAGTTGTTTAAAAATAAATTATTTATCAAATATGTTCCAGCAGATGAAAGGGCGCGAGTTCTTAAAGAGGAAATACACCAGATTGGTGCTAATGTAATTGGAACTGATTATACATCTTGGGAAGCCCTATGTACTAAGGAATTTATGATGGCTTCCGAAATGCAACTCTATAAATATATGTCACAGTATCTCCCCGACACTGAATGGTACCAATTGGTCGAAGCAACTTTAACTGGCAGAAATGTTTGTCATTTTAAATGGTTTACTGCCGTTGTAGACGCCAAGCGTATGTCAGGTGAGATGTGTACTTCTTTGGGAAATGGTTTTATGAATGCAATGGCCTCATTATTTATTTTACACAGAAAAGGCTGTCGCAGTGTTAAAGGTAAAGTAGAAGGTGATGATGGTGTTTTCTCCTTCTTTGGACCTATCCCTACTCCACAAGACTATGAAAAATTAGGCTTAAGTATTAAGATAGCAGTATATGATACTGTTGTCTCTGGTTCGTTTTGTGGTGTTTTAGCTGATTTTGATGAACTAATTAATATTAGGGATCCCATTGAAGCTCTTCTATCATTTGGATGGACATCAAGACAATATGCTTTAGCGTCCGATAAGAAACTAAAGAAATTATTAAAGGCCAAAGCTTTGTCATTGATTTTTCAATTCCCTGGATGTCCTATCCTTGATTCATTGGCGAGAGCCGTTCTAAGACTCTTACCCAGGGAAAGATTTCAACTTTCTTCATCTTTATCCTTATACGAAAAAGAAAAATTTAAGATGATGTTTGACAAATTTAAAAGTGCTGGTTACAAGTTTCCCATAGTATCAACTGGTCCACGCACTCGTTTATTGATGGAGAAAGAATTTAAGATTGCAGTAGCTGATCAAATTCACTTAGAAAACCTCTTTAATAACCTTACAAATTTAGGTGAAATTCATTCTGAAGTAATTTTAAAATATTGTTCCGCCGATCAAAAAGATTTTTATGAACGTTTTGTTGCTCCTAGGTATTATAATATGGATGGTCGACCAGCCTTTGGAGATAACTATCGGCGCGCAACATATAAAGGAATTTCACACTTG